AGAGAAGGTCTCACACGAAGTCACAATTCGTTTCATGAAGAATATATCCACAAATAGCAGAATCTCTTACGGTACAAGACTCTTTGATGTCAAAGGCATTATTAATGTAGATGAAAGAAGCAGATTCTTAACTTTGTTATGTGACGAAGGCGTAGCAATATGAGTATTGATTTAAAGATTAGTAATCTCAAAGAATTTAATAAAAAACTAAATAAACGCTTACTAGATAATAAAGTTAAAGAGTATGTTACTCGTGGCACTATGATGGTTATGAATACTGCTAAAGAAAGTATTGCGTCAGGTGGAACAGGCGAGTTATATGAAAAGTATCAACCTAGAAGGTCTCATAGAGCTTCTGCACCTAATCAACCACCAGCTACAGATACTGGTTTTTTGATAAGTCAGATAACAATGAAAGTAAGTGTTAAATCTAATGGTAGTGTTGTTGGTCAAATAATATCTGCAGCTCCTTATTCAAAAGCACTAGAGTTTGGCACAACAAATATAACTGAAAGACCTTTTATGCAACCTGCATTAGAAAAGAACAAAAGAAAAATAGAAGGGTTGTTTAAAAAAGGAGTCTTAAAATGAGTATAGGACAGTTTCAATTACAGTCTGCTATTTATACAGCACTTGATGTTAGTGCAATTACTTCTACATTATCTTGTGGTGTTTATGATGAAGTAATAGAGGGTAATACTTACCCATTTATTACATTAGGAGAGGAAACAGCTATTGATTATAGTACCTTTGATTTAACAGGTGGTGAGTACACAGTCAACATACATATTTGGTCGCAATACAAAGGCTCTAAAGAAACTAAACAAATAATGGACAAAGTACATGATTTACTTCATGATATAGACTTAACTGTTACTGGTTTCAATTTAATAAATCTTAGATTTGAGTTTAGTGACATAATGAGAGACCCAGATGGTGTTACTCGTCATGGAGTCATGCGATTCCGAGCAATAATATTAGGATAACTAATTTTAGGAGAAAAAAATGGCAGCACAGAAAGGTTTAGACATGTTAATCAGGTTAGACATCAGTGGTACTCAAACTACTATTGGTGGACTAAGATCATCATCAATCAGTTTATCTGATGAGTCACTAGATGTTACTAATAAAGACAGTCAAGGTACTAGAACTTTATTAGCTGGTGGTGGAGTAAATACAGTAGCAATTAGTGGTTCAGGAGTTTTTACAGACGCTGCATCAGAAGTTGCATTAAGAACTTCATATCAAGCACAGCAAAATACAACTAATGGTTCATCTTCTCAAACTCCTGCATTTGAAACATTCCAGTTTTTAGTTCCAAACTTAGGAACATACACTGGTGTCTTTAATATCACTAGTCTAGAGTACGCAGGTGAATACAACGGTGAAGTAACTTATTCAATGTCTTTTGAATCAGCAGGATATATTACATTCGCAGCAGCATAATAAGGAGTAGCTTATGAGTTGGGAAAAAGTAATAGTCAAGATAGGCAACCAAGATATTCATGCTATGTATAATGGCGAAATATTGCAGATGCCTAATGCAGACATTAAAGAAACAATTAAAGTAAATGGTAAGGAGATGCAAGTCGTGTCTTCTATAGTAGATCACAGAGACAATATTATTAAAATAAAACTTGCAAAAGCAAGTGAATCAAAAGGAGAAAAGTCAGATGGCAAATCCACTAAAGGGTGAAGTAGAAGTAAAATTAGGTTCAGAAACTTATAAATGCAGGTTGAATATAGATGCACTTTGTAGAATTGAAGATGAACTTAATACAGGAATCTTAGAATTAGCTACAGACATTGCTAATGCAAAAGTAAGAATAAAAACACTTATCGTAGTATTGCGTAATGCTATGAGAGGTGGTGGAAATGATTTTGACGATAAAAAAATAGGCTTAATTATTTCAGATGTAGGAATAGTTTTAGCTTGTACAGAAGTAGCTAAACTCTTAGTTGCAACATTAAGCGACAACAACTCAGATGAGGAAGATAAAAAAAAAGTCGTAGAAACATGAACTCAGAGCCAATCAAATGGGCAGATTATTTAGAAATTTGTGTTGGCATGATGGGAATGAGACCTTATGATTTTTGGGATTTATCACCTCAAGAAATGTATCGTGCAATTACTGGTTTTAAAAACTTTAATTCATCTGAAGATTCTTCTCCAATGACTAAGGATTCACTAGAAGAAATGATGGAGTTATATCCTGACTAATGGCTAACGAAATAGATAATCTTGTAATCCGTATTAAGGCTGATACAAAACAGCTTCAAGCAGAATTAAGAAAAGTAGAAGGAAAACTAAAAGTAACTGGTGCTACAGGTGGAGCAGCTTTTGGTGGTATGGCAGGTGGCATATCTAAAATGAAAGGTGCTTTAGTTGGTTTTATTGCAGTTGCAGCAGTTGCTGCTGTCACTGTAGGTAAGATTGCAAAAGCAGGAATGGGGTTTGAAGATTTAAAAGATTCATTAGATCAAGTTTTTGGAAGTATGGAAGCAGGTGATGCTGCTATGGCTAAAGTCTTAAAATTTGCACAAACAACACCATTCCAAATTGAAGATGCAACTAAAGCATTTATACAATTAAAGTCAGCAGGTATAGAACCAAGCATGGAGATGTTGCAAACTTTTGCAGATACAGCTTCTGTTTCGGTTGATTCTTTAGGAACTTTTGAAGCCTTAGTAAGAATGACACAAAGGTCAGCATCAGGTGGGATGGGTCTTGAAGAGCTTAATATGATTTCTGATAAAGGTATTGATGTTTTAGGAATACTAGGACAAAAATTAAATCTCGGAAAAGACGATATTGCTGAATTTGGTAAAACTGCAGAAGGTGCAGCAAAAATGGTAGCAGCATTAACTGAAGGACTACAAGAACAGTTTGGTGGTGCTATGGCTTCTAAGATGGACAATCTATCTACTAAAACTTCAAATATGGTAATTGCATTTAAACAACTCGGAGATGAGTTATTCAAATCAGGTCTTGGAGATTTCTTAAAAGGATTGACAGATAGATTAACTTCACTAGCAGACTCTATGACAAGAGCAACGAGAGCTGCAAACGGAACAAGAACTCTTGAAGATATGGGAGTTGATCAAAACGGAACATTAACCGAAAAAAGAGCAGGTCTAAAACAGGCTGCAGATAGAGCGAAATTAAATGCAGATGAAGCAAAAGGAAGGATAGGAAGATTTGGAGACAGAGGTGGAGCTAGTAGAGATTTTATTAAATTCCATGATTTATATGTAAATGCAATGCAAGAAATGCTGGAATTAGATAGACAGTTATTTATTGAAGATATAAAAGAACCTCCAAAATATAAATTTGTAGCAGGTGAGATAACTGGATTAATAGAATTCCAACAGACATTTAAAAAATTAGTAGAAGATACAATACCTGAACAAGAAAAACTAAACAATCAAATTGAGTACATACAAGGCTTAATGGCAACTGGAGATGATAAAGAGTTAGCAGGAATAATGGCATTTTTAGGCGTAAAAGATATTGCAGAAATGCAAAGTGTCGTAAATCATTTAGAGAAAGTAAGAGATGGATTGGATAAGGTAGCAACTTTTAGTGATGAAATGCAGACAGCAATTACAAATTCAGCTACAGCGTTTACTGGAGATTTTGTTAATTCTCTTCTAGCAGGTGAAAACGCTTTAGATAGTTTTAAGAATATGGCAAAAAGTATTGTTTCACAAATAATTACTATATTTTTACAGATGGCAGTTGTTAATGAAATATTAAATAGTGTATTTAACTTAGAAGGTGACCAAGCATTTAGTACATTTAGTAACAGAAAAAAGGCAGGTGGTGGTTCAGTTCAAGGTGGAAAACCTGTTATGGTAGGCGAAAGAGGTGCTGAAATATTTGTACCTAATACTGGTGGTTCTATTATGAACAATATGAACAGTAAAAATGCTATGGGTGGTGGTGGAACTACAATAATCAATCAATCTATAAACTTTGCTACAGGCATTGTTCCTACTGTAAGAGCAGAAGTTCAAAAAATGCTTCCACAGATAGCTGATGTAACGAAAGGTGCTGTAGCAGAAGCTGCTATGCGTGGTGGCTCATATAGGAGAATGTTGCAAGGTGGCTAAATTAATAACAATGCCGAATACTCCTAATTTCTCTAGAAGCAACTTTTCTTTAGTAAGAACCGTTGGTACTACTATTTCTCCTTTTACTGGAAAAACTAAGACACAAGAATATGATGGTGTTTATTGGGTAGCAGAAGTAAACCTTCCAGCTATGCGAAGAGATGTTGCTTTAAATTGGCAATCATTTTTATTAGAGCTTAATGGTCCAGTAAATACTTTTAAATTCACTGACCCTGACGCTTTGACTAACAGAGGTACTTATGATGCTACTGCTTTAGCTTCACAAATAAGAGTAAATAACGCTTCTGTTACTTTATCTTTTAACACTAACGGTAGAATAACAGCCAATGCTTCTACTTTTGCCAACGCAATAGTAGGTGATTTTATAGTTGTAACTGGAGCAGTAAATGAAAATAATAATGGAACACACAAAATCACGACTAAAACTAGCAATACAGTTGTTGTCACAGATGGTGACTTTAGCACTGAAAACAATACATCAAGCTGTAAGGTCAGAACCAATGTTAAGGGTGCTACTGGATTATCGCTTGTGGCTTCTTCTAACAGTGCTACAGGCACTATAAGGAAAGGAGATTACCTAAGTATACAATCGGCAGCAAACTCTACAGGAACTCCAGCTCAATTAGTTATGGTTACTGAAGACGCAACGCTTACTACTACTAGTGGCACAGACAACTATTCAGTTAAAACACAACCTAAATTAAGGTCAGACTTAGCAAGTGGACACTTTGTTGTTTTCGCTAATCCTAAAGGAAATTTCCGACTCACTACAAATGAAATAAGTTGGGGTGCTGATTCTATATCTAACTATGGAATAAGTTTTTCTTGCATTGAGGTAATATAATATGGCTACTAGGCAAGGTATAGATTCGTCTATAGTTAATAGACTTGGTGCTGATGAACAAGCCATGTTCTTAGCAATGAAAGCTGAATTTGACAGTGATGATATATTGCTTTGGTCAGGGACAGACTCTTTAACAATAAATTCTGAATCATACACTGGTGCAGGTGGTTTATTAAGTATAAGCAGTATTGAGGAAGGAACAGAATTAAAATCAAATGGAGTTGTTATATCTCTAAGTGGTATGGACTCTACAGTACTTGATTATGCATTAACAGAAAGTTATCAAAATAGGTTTGTTACAATTTTTTTAGGCTATCTTATGGGTGGTACTAATGAGGTTGCAGGTACTTTAACTTTATTTAAAGGCAGAATGACAACCTTATCTATACAGGACAATCCAGCAGGGTCAACTATAACTATTAACGCTGAAAATAGATTAATTGATTTGGATAGACCATGTAATTTTAGATACACCAAAGAATCACAAAACTTTTTACATTCAGGTGATACTGGATTTAACAGGGTTACATCATTACAAGATAAAGAAATAAAATGGGGTCAACAAGGTTATGGAACAGGTGGTGGTGGAACTTCAAGAGATAATGGTCAAGACAAATACTATAGAGAAAGATAATGCGAAAAATAGTAGATTGGGAAATAGCATTTGATTCATTTATTAATACAAACAAAAATAAGTCTTTTGAATGGGGTACATGGGATTGTTGTCTTTTTAGTAACGCACTAATAAAAGATATTACAGGTGAGGATTTAATCCCAAAAACTCTTAAATGGAAAGACGAAGAAAGTGCAATGAAGTCCATAAAAAAATATGGTGGCACTTTACTACAAAGCATAGAAAAGGCTTGTAAAAGCAAAAAACTTACAGAGATCAATAAAAACTATATGACTAAAGGCGATCTAGTAGTCTATAAAGAAGTTTCAGAGTTAGTAGGAATATCAGATGGAATGAATATTTTAACTCCTA